GATCAAAGGAAGGGCAAGACCGGGGTTGCGGCAGAACCAGAAAAGGAGGGGAATGTAGAGAGTTGTCTCAGGGAGTGTCTTGCGGGGAGCGCAAACTTGGTTGGGGCCACCGGAGCTGGCGCAGGGACCAGAGACATCAGCGAATGTGGGGTCTGTGATGTATGTGAGTTGGGTGGTGTTACCAATCATCTTGAAGTATCCGCGTTGTTGCTCAGAGGACAATGTGAGTTGGTTCCAGATGTGCATCCAGTCACCATATTGGCGATCGATGCGTTGGCCACCAATCTCGACCTCAACTTGGGCGATCAATTGCTCACCAATGAAATCTAACCAGCGGGCATACAATTGGTTGCTTGTAGCTAAGCTGGGGTTGATCTCAGGGAGTGTGACTTGGAGGTATGTGCGGTAGCAGAGATCTCCGTTACGGGAGATTGTGCAGGTAACACGGCGACCGAAATCGGCTTGGCCAGAGAATGTTTGCTCGATAGACTCCATCGCGAAGTTTGTGTGGCGTCTGTAAGACACCTTCCAGAAAGTAATCTCGGGGGTTCCTGTGAGGAACACATCTTGTGCGCCGTAGGCGACTAATTGCATAAGACCACCAGCCATTTTGGAATTTTCCTTATACTATCAACAAAGAAAAAAATTTGGAATAATTAATATTTATTACAAATTTTATTAAAAGAAGGTGAATAAATGAGTTTTTCCTAAATTATATACAGAAATTATATTTAATTATTCTTCTAAAATAATTGCAGATATGTACAAATACAATTGTAGTGACAGATGGTAATATAAATTATTTTATTTTATTTTATTAAAGACGTCAATGGATAAATTTGATACTAAAAATGTCTCTAAATAATTTTCTTGAAATATCTCTTTACGGTTCTCGTGCTTCTTTGTAAAGATATAATTATCGTTTAACTTTTTAATCGCCCAACCTTCTTCTAAAGCATTCAATAAAAATATCATCTTTCGAAATTGCTGTTTCGGTATTTGTATATTTTCATTTATTCCTTCTGGTATTTCTAACTTGATTGGTGTGGTCATGTATATAATTTACATATATGCGTTTTTTGTGGTGTTTACGAGTTTTGAATAAGACAATACAGAATAATTAACGTTTCGATTTATATTTTTCTATTACCACGCTGTGTTTTATTTTGTTTTATTTGTTTTTTACCACCCCTCTTTGGTTGTTTAATAGGCTGTTTATTTTCTAAAGAAGATACTGAATCCATAGATTCAGTAGTTGACATGGATATGCTTCGTTTACGTGTTTTACCCTTATCTGTTTCTTTCGATTCGTTCGTAGTTGATGAACGTTGTGAACTTACTTCTAACTCGTAATCATGTCGTGCATCATTAAATTGTTTCACTATTTCTCTCCTTTCTGTTGTATCTTCTGTAAAAATAGATTTTAATTTATTTAATTCACTTAATATATGAACTGCATTTACCTCAATAAGATCTATATTTCTAATATCTTCTACATCTATATCTTTTAATGAATCTGAAAAATAATCATAATATTTCACTCGTCCATGTAATACGTTATCATTATTGGCATAATTCATTTTAACAGTTTCTAAATGTAAAATAGCGCTATCAAAATCAGGTTTTCCCAAGTTATCAATAAATTTTCTTTGTATATCCACACCAAAAATTGATATTACTTCTATCAAACAACAAAATATTATTGAATGGTTGGGTATTGGTTTTATATAATTAATATTTTCTATCAATAATGCGTTTATGTAATTATATACAGTAATTATTCCATTTTCTACATTATCGTATTTTTTATTTAGAATTGTATCTGTATTACTACTACGAATTGAGTTTCTATAATTTTGTAAAATCATTGATAATTTATTTAATAGAATTGATAATAATACTATATGCGTTCCATAATTTGCAAGTTGTGCTGCCATTTTGTAATTTGGTTTATCACCTTCATTATGTATTAGCATTGGAGCGTTTGAATGAGGTTTTAAACCAAAAATACAGAATAAATCTCTATATAATGAATCGTATCGAATCATTGCAGAAACCATCGTCGTCGTATTTAATCCATTCATTATAGATTCAATTAGGAACCTGTTTATTTTATCCACATCCGGTTTATTTTTCGAATTTAATAATGAAGTTTTTGTAGGATCAACATCCACTATTTTTGATAAAATATCATTAACGGTACCTTTATCGCGAGTAGTCCAATTATATGAATTAATACTATGTGATATTTTTGATGAAATATCTGCGTATATTTGCGCTTTTTCTATAGATTCCATTGGTGGAGGTTTATTAAGTTCCGCTCCTCTAGCTGCAGCTTGGGCGGCGTCTATTAAACTACTATCCGCAGCAGTAATCAAATTTGAGAGAATACTCAAATAAAATAACCCTTTCCTATTATCAATATTGTAAAGTTTATTTATTTTATTACATATTGGTTGAATGTTATCAAAATTAATAGCATCGGATCGTTCTTGTATAAATTTTTTCAAATCATCCCTATGTATGGCTTTCAACTTTCTACTTAAAGATTCACAGTACCCACGCGTTTCATATTTTCCTTCTTTGTTCTGCATTTTAGCTTCAAATATGCCTGTTAATATTTTTGCAGTTGAATTAAAATCTATTGTAAATTTATCACGTTTTGGATCAAATGTTAAAAAAGATATGTTTGATTTAATTTGGTTGCAACATTTATGAGCCCATTTATATTCCATCATTAATGTTTCATGTAAATCTTCCTCTTTTTTAGTTAATGGTTGTTTCTTTTTAACCTTATCCATTACGTCTTTGTATTCTGATCGATACAAATTCAAAAATAATGCACCTTGAAATACTGGTAATATATGTTCACATTCTGCTGTATCCTTATCTTCATTTAATTTCAATCCACAAATATAACATTTCTCAGTGGGTTTTTTATCACCTATAGTATTCTTACATTGTTGTATAGCGTCTGCCCGTTCCCACCAATTACGAGCATTTGAATATACTTTATCATCAAAGGTTGCGTTTGTATCTAATCTATAAAGCCAATTGAATGCTTGTCCTGCTTTTAAACTACATAGTTCATTTAATGTTCCTAATTTATATTTTTCTTTTAATTCTTTCGTCTTTTGAAGTTCACTTTTGCGTGGTTTTTCTGTGGCTTGTATTTTAGTAAATTCAATATGGGCCATGTATTTTAATTATTTCTTATATATACTTGTGATATTATTTTTCTAGATATTTGATGAAAAACTAACATAAAAGTACGATTCTAAAATATAGTATCTATGAATCAACAAAAAAATTCTAAAACATTGCAGAAACAAACAGCAAATACGATTGATGAAAAACACAATGAATTATTACTACGATTCCAAGATATCGAAATAAATCAAATACCCATGATAGAAAATCAAATAAACGAATACAAGGAAAAAATTCGAAAGCTCTCTGATAATCAGGTAGAACTCTATTTAGATATGCGTGATCAAATGAATGATTTGAAAACACAATTAAAAAAGTTAAGGACAGAAAAAAAAAGATATTTACTCGATAACTCAAAATACATCTTCCAATACTTTGAGCAAAAACAACAAATATCGAGTGGTTCCGTATCCAATCAAAACACAAATGTTCTAAACACGTTTTTTAAGATTAAATCCGCGAATCCTAGCGCATCCAATCCACAAAGTGATAAATATGTTCAATCTAGAAAAACGTATCAGAATTACTGGCGAAATGTGAATAATGAAATCACAAACATTCAGGATTTTTTTATATCTTCGGATGTATGTGAAAACTGTAATCAAGGAGAACTTATTCCACAAGATGAGGAGGGAATTTTAATATGTAATAATAAAGACTGCGGTAAATTCATTACGTATATTATTGATAGTTCAAAACCAACAAATAAAGAACCACCCAATGAAGTTTCTTACACAGCATATATCCGGTTGAATCATTTTAAAGAAATATTATCGCAATTTCAAGCAAAGGAGACTACACAGATTCCTGAAGAAGTTATTACTGCGATTCGAACCCGTATTAAAAAAGAGCGTATAGAAGATATGTCTCTTATTAATTATGATAAAATGCGCGATATTCTGCGTAAATTGGGATTTAATAAATATTTTGAGCATATTCAATACATTAATTCTTTATTTGGTATAAAACCGCCTATTATGAATGAAGATCTTCATGAAACATTATGTGTATTGTTTATTGAGATACAAAAGCCTTGGGCTGTTCATTGTCCCGCAAACCGCACAAATTTCTTTAATTATACGTATACACTATACCAATTATGTGTGTTGTTAGATCAAACCCAATATTTACCCTATATTCCTATGATGAAAGATCGCGAAAAGCAGTTAGAACAGGATATGATTTGGAAGAAAGTATGTAATGATTTAGATTGGGAATTTTTCTCGAGTGTTTAGGGTGTTATAAAATATTTTTATATTATATAACATGGTACAAAAAACACATAAGAAAAAGATAGTACATAGAAAGGTATCTAGAAAAACATTAAAATTAAGAAAAAGGAACCCGCAACAAAAAAAGAAACTTTGTATTACGTAAAATAATATTAGTTTAGCCCGATACGAAAATCCATAGCATTACGTTCCTTACGTTTTAAATAGGCGCGGTGGCGATATTCCTTTAATTTATCAGGATTTTGCACCTTCAAATTGTCTAAATATTGTTTTGCATTCTGTTTCACCTTTTCCTTATTTTTTTCATAATATCGTTTATGACGTTCATTATTTGTGTATTTTTCTAATTGGTTTTGTAAGGTACTAACTGTTTCTCGTAATATAGCAACTTCCTTTTTATGATTCGATAATTCAGCATTTAATTTTAAAATTTGGATATCTTTTTCGTCCATGATGCTATATCATAGATTGGAATAAAAATATTACATATTTAACGTAAAATATGTAATAATAGAGCGTGTCTAAAAATTCATTGTACCATTCTTTTTTGCCATTCTTTTGTACCATTCTTTGTACCATTTGTCAACGGTTTGTTATGTTAATATGAAACATTCATTTCATATTAATAAATTATGGGTTCATGAAGTTTTTAACTTATATTAAATTAAGCCGCTAAGCGGAGACCACCTAAGAGGTTAACTCCGGCTCCGAAGCCAAGACCTTGACGGGATGAGGCACCGGCAGCAGGGATGAAGACATCGAGGATGCTAAATACGGCGGCAGCTGTCAAAGCAATAATAACGATTTCCTCTACGTTGAGAGGCTTCTTAGGGATCAATAAAGCAACTACGGCAACGGCTAAGCCTTCGATTAAGTACTTGATGGCACGTTTAACAAGTTCATTGAAATCAAACATATTGCTCATTTTGATTATATATTATAATCAAACAAAAAAATTTCGAGCTACTAAATAATTAAAAAATATAAACATTCCTAAAATAATCATTTAACCTCCCTCTTGTAACAATTAAATAATTTCTAATTTAAAACACTTAAATACTATACCAATATTACTAAATATGTCCAATTTTGAAAAAAAGGTTTTGCCGAACGGTAAAAAAAACCCTAAATATATTGACTTATGCGACGAAGATCCCCCAATTGCTGGACAAAAGTTTGTTTGTATGTCGTTCGTTTCTCCTGAAAAGATTTTAAAAAAGCGCGAAGTACTCCTTTTCAATTCGTTTGTAAAGAATTGGGATTTTGCTAAATCTATGGCGAAATACCAGGATTTTCTTCAGTTCTTAACTTTTAAGTATAACTTAAAAATTGATGAGGTAATAGCTGACTTTAACGATTTTGTTAAGGAAGAGGGTGATAAATTAAAGGCAGATGGTGTAGAGGATGATTATAAGAATTTTGTCGATAAGCAAGAAGAGAAATTTAACGAGCAGTTTAACCGTGAGCATGCTTTCCAAACTTCAGTGCGTGGTCTTAAGGTAAGAGGCGTTTTCCCAACACAAGAGGAAGCTGAAAATAAATGCAAGGCATTACGTAAGCAAGATCCTAACCATGATATCTTTGTTGGACCTGTTGGTATATGGGTTCCTTGGGATCCGGATGCCTATAAGACTGGTAATGTACAATTTTTGGAGGAGGAGCTAAATCAACTTCATAATGAGAAGGTTAAGAATGAGGCACTTGCTAAACAAGAGTTTGATAAGCGCGTCATGGATTCTAAGCGTAAGGCAATCGAAGAAAATATTAAGCTTGCTCAAAAGAGTGGTAATGTATTAACTCAAACCATTGACGAGGAGGGTAATTTAATTGGTGTTAAAGAAACTGTTGATTTTGAGAGTCGTGAAGCAGCTGATGTTGAATCTACGAAATTACATAATGAGTTGCTTAGGAAGAATGCTTTGGATAAGAAAGACGAGTAAATAATAATTTAGAAAAAGATATAAATGCATTCGGTTTATATCTTTTAGAGAAAGATGCACACCTTTTGTCAGATCATTCATAAATCCACGAGTGATACTGAACACCTTTATAATTTCTCTACAAAACATAACAAAAATAAGTGTACACATATCACAGTTCCAACATCCTTCTCTGAAAATAATAAATTCCCCATTTCAAATGGGGAAATTACGAAAAAAGAAATGCATATGGAGTTTAATAATATTGCGTGGACGTATGAATATAAACCGGATATAAGTCTAGATGTTACAGATGATATTACGCAAAGGTTAATTAAAACGTTTTTTCATATGTATAGCGTTGGTCCTATAGAGTATTCTGTCTCTTCAAAATTTTCCTATTTTAAAAAGACCATTGATAATATTTTCATGAATAATAAAATGCGCGATATTTTTATTGATAAATTTTCAAAAATACAACGTCATTATTGGGTACTCAATCGTGCAATTCGTAATTATAAATTAAGAAAGGCTCCGTTTCTTATTCGAAACGATCTAATATTAAATCCTATTCGTGAATCTCAGCATAACGTAATCACAATTCTTCAAAATAACAATAAATATTTGTTTACTGTATTGGATCTGAAAAGTATTATAGAGAGCGCATTGATTAATTCTCCCTATTTCTTTTCAGAACCAATATGCCCCAAAAACCCATATAATAATATTCCTTTTGATAAATCAACTCTGTATAATATTTATTTCTTTATGAAGACAGGGAATTTTGTATTGTCAACTCTGTTTCATAACTATTTTCTGTGCAATTTTAATCTAAAGCAGTTTTTAGATGAAAATGAAGTTCTTATCCGTAAGAAATATATTGAGCAATATATAAAAAATGCAGAATATACAGATCTTTGTATAGATACTATGCGAATGATAAGTCTGAATACTTATACAAAGAAATTAAGAATAGATATTGACTTTCCTATGAAACGACTTGTAAATATAATGCGTCCATATTTGATGTTATATTTTAAATTTTTATATTCGCTCGATATAAGTGAGCGTAACATTTCAAGAGAAGAATTACATAATAAGTTAAAACAATTCTATCAATTTAATCCAAAGTTTGGAAGACGGTTTATTAAATTAAGTAAAGATTCTCAAAATACAGTTGAATTTAATGATACGTGTATTAAGTTTTCACAGAAAAAATATAATGGTAATTATGAGAGGACACACTTGGATCTAGACGATGATGATGACGATTCTGATAATAATAATTATGCGAATAATGAATTTGTTAATATTAGTGATCATATACCGAATTTCATTTCAGCGCATGAAGAAAATGCTCCATCTACTGAATCGGAACCCAGTGATGAAGAAATGGATATCGAAGATGAAGATTTAGAGGATGGAGAAATAACAGAATAAGATAATACGTTCTTTACCATTTCGACTTCTTCACATTGATCTGTTGGCCAGTGCGTTTCTTACCCTTGCTTGGATCATACGCGTCATCTTCATCATCTGAACCCATAGTTTTCGAGATATCCCAAAATTCTTTTGATCCTAATTTAAAGTCGGGATGATCTTGTGCCTTATACCAAAAAATTTGATCTTGTAATTTATTCGATTTGGCATTATTATTGATTACCAAGCACTCATAATTCTCTGTAGTCTGGTCCATGACTGCAGAAAAGGACTCCAATGTAGGAAACATACTAGCATAATTTTCCCAAATACGCTTTCGATTGGTTAAATAGGGTTCTCTTAAAATAAAAACATAATCAATATTGGTACGAAGATTCGGTGGAATACCAAGTGGGTATTGCATAGTAATGATCAACATTATCTTCCAGTGACGTCCGTTCATAAAAAGGAGGCGCATCATCTTATCACGTGTCCATGTTTGATCATATAAACAATCATCTAATATTACAAATGCGCGTGGATCAATTGTTGTTCTGCGATACATTTCTAATTCCTTATTCACCTGTTTTAATACAGTTTTTTGACGACGTAAAATGTTTTCGATTAAAACCGTATTGTATTCCTCATGAATAAATAATTTAGGTACATGAGCAGCATAGAAGCCGTTACCTGCTTCTGTTCCCGAAATAACTGTGCCAATGGGAACATCTTGATGGTAAAATAATAAATCTCTTACTAAATATGATTTACCCGTATCACGACGTCCAATCATAACAATAACAGGTCCTTTATTCTCATCGGGTTTAAAGGTGATTGAACGCATATCAAATTTCTTTAATTCTAATGTCATACTAATAATGTATATTCATATATAGATATTTTCATATAAACGTAATATTTTATTGATAATATATTACGTTTAGAACAATAAGAATAATATATACAAACCACTTATACGTATTTACTATTTAGATGAATACCCCTAAATTTAAAATCAATTACGAAAAGGTGAAATCGATTCATTTAGAATCTTTAGAAAAAAACGCCGAAATCACCACTCAAGATTTGGAAAACAACTACAATCCATTTAAGATTGAAAACATACAAAAGTATAACCCGATTTATAATCTTTTTTTTGAATTATCCGAAAAGAACTATAATAAAATTACATTGAATCACCAATATCATTTTTTAGATATGAGCACAGTTACGGATATAACTTCAAATCAAGAGCTTAATAAATCCGTGTTTATTAAATTTTCTCCTCTTATTGATCCTGTACGTTATATGACAGGTAAATATGTAAATGAAGATGAGTTCTTGAGAAACCTTCCTACACTTACGAATACAGATAATAAAATTTTACCTAAATTAATGAATCCAAATAACTCCTCCTATACTGATAATTTTTTCTGTTTCTTAGCTAGTAAACTTCTTCATCAACATCATTTTGTAAACAGTATCGATTTTTATGGTTCTTATTTAGGTATTCAGACCAGATTCAAAGCTAATATTACAGATGATTTAGAATACTTAAGCTCTTCGAATTATTTTTCGAGCCATAACAATAAATTATTTACCATTACGAATATGGAAGATGATGAATTTATGAATTTCGGAACACGTAATAGAAAATTAAAGGTAAATATTGATGGCTCATCTTCATTAAAACATAACATTACTATTGATTTTATAGAACCTGCATCCACTAGCGAAAGTGCACCTATAGATTCTATGAATGAATTGGTCTATGAAAAATCAACGCAAAATGTTAGTAAAAGCACTACGAATAGTTCAAATAACAGTGAAACCAATTATAGTGTAGATGATGAATCTGATGACGAAACTGGTACGGATGATTCGGAGTCGGATTATGAATATAGCGAGTCTGAATCATCAGAAGGAAGTGATGCCAGATATTTTGAAAATGAAAGACAGACATATGCTTATGTGAATAATTTCCCTATTCAAATGATTTGTTTGGAGAAGTGCGATGGTACACTCGACGAATTATTTGTGGAAGATAAAATTAATCTTGATACAGGCGCAGCTTGCTTAATTCAAGTAATTATGGCTTTAATTGTCTATCAAAAATGCTTTCATTTTACACATAACGATCTTCATACTAATAATATTATGTTTGTCAATACAAATATTGAATATTTGCACTACCGTTTTAATAAGAAGATCTATAAAGTACCGACCTATGGTAAAATCTTTAAAATTATTGATTTTGGACGTGGAATCTATAAATTTAACGGCCACCAATTTTTCAGTGATAGTTTTGCACCTCATCAAGACGCTGCTACGCAATATAATTGCGAACCCTATATGAATGAGCGAAAACCTCGTATAGATCCTAATTATAGTTTTGATTTATGCAGGTTAGGAACATCAATTTATGATTTTATTATTGATTCCGATGAAGACATAGATCATTTTGATGAATTGCAAGAGACAATTTATAGATGGTGTTTAGACGATAATGATAAAAATATTTTATACAAACGTAATGGCGAAGAACGATATCCTAATTTTAAATTGTATAAGATGATTGCGAGAACCGTTCATCATCACACACCTCAAGAACAATTAAATTTCCCCTTTTTTAAACAGTTTGCTATTTCGAGCAAGGCAAAGGTAGAGGATGAAATTATGGATATTGATTCACTTCCAGTTTACATATAAAATAATATAACGAATTCATCTAATAAAAATATATTATATGAATTATATGGAAAATCCATTGGAAAATCTAATAGATAAAGTAGAAATGCAAACCGATGGTCGAGGACCTTGGTATTGTTATATTCTTCGTAATCGTAATCCAAAATATTATCATCTTACCTATAATGGTTCCACAAATGATCCGAAACGTAGACTTCGACAGCATAATGAAGAAATTGTTGGTGGTGCCCGGTTTACACATGGAAGAGGTGGTGGATGGGAAATCTATGCATTACTCACTGGATTTCCCGACCATAAAAATGCTCTCTCCTGTGAATGGCGAATTAAACATACCAATGGAAAACCAGGTAAACGACCTCCGGAACACTGTGGAATGAAAGGTCGTATCATTGGATTACATGAAGTATTAAAATTAGAACGTTGGACAAAGCAATGTGCAGTAGAAAATAAAAACATGGAGCTTGTGTTGTATTTGGCTGAAGATGTGATGCAATATATGAATGCAACAGATCTTCCTGAGAATATTACGGTATTGGCTGGTATACCTACTTTTTGAAGTTATTTTTCAGGAGATGGTGTTCTAGAAGGCAATCCTTGCGCTCTTCTTTCAAATCTTTTTTTTGCTGATCTATATGTCTTACCCATTTCGGATTGCTCATCCTCTACTGGTCGTAATCCAACTTGTTCTGGCAATTCAGCTAATACAGCAGACATCTTACTTTTTGCGGATTCGTTAATTTCTTTTAATCTCCAGAATACATCCTTTCCTGTATTATACCAGTCTCCAGTATTATTCAGACTATTTGAATTTAGATTTCTCTCGTTTTTCCATCTTTTTCGCGTATTGATTTCGTTCGCAATATAATCCGCTGTTTTTATCTTAATCTCGGCGAGTTTTCTAGCATTCTCATCACCGGGATTTTCGTTTGCAACAATAATAGCTTTTTTTGCGGCTAAAATTACAAGTGGTAAACTATTTCCTAATTGTACACGAGATACAAAAGTATCGGGCATGCTTTTATACTCCTCAAGTTTTTTTAATGCGGTTTTTACTGCTGCATTGGTTACAGGTTTCGCACCACCCCCTGTTTTACGCGTCCTGTTTTTTGATTTACCTATATTTTTTTTTGATTTACCTAAATTCGACATGAATCGTATACCATATACACATATTTTATTATGATCGAAATATGTATTTACAAATCGTAGTCTTAAAACCATTAAAATTCGATGATGCAGCTACAGTATAGGATCCAAAGTTCTCCACATAAACAATTTCACTTATTGCTAATTCAGGCAGCATAATCTCGTCAGCAATTAGATCTATGCTGTCGCAAGTTGGCCCAAAGAGCCGACTCTTATATAATTTACCATCTCGCTCGTTAAATGGTAGAATGGTAGGTGTATTATGATCAAAATAAATACAATTAAAACTACCGTATACCCCATCGTTCAAATAATACACAATCATTTTCTCACCTTTATCATCTGTAATAATTTTTTTACCTATCACATTGAGAACCAATGTATGTGTTTTTTCAGCAAAATAACGTCCTGGTTCAGCAATAAATTGAATACTCTTGTTCTCCAATTCTGTAGAAAAATAATCATGTATTCCATCATTGATACGTTTTGCTATATCCTCAAAACGTATTTTACGATCCACTCCTGGAAATCCTCCGCCAATATCTATTGTCGATATTTGAATACCCATTGTTCTTGCAATATCGGTCGCCTTCCTACAATCGTGAATGGCATGATAAAAATTATCACTTGAAGTACAACCACTTCCTACATGAAAACTAAATCCAACCACGTCTAATTTTAATGTTTTTGCGATAGTTAATAATTCCTGGACCTGGTCTAACTTGCAACCGAATTTTTTATTAAATTTACATAAACTATTACTATCATCGACCGCCAAACGGAGAACCAAATTCGCATAAGGATGATATAATTTTATTTTATAGAGCTCCTCTTCGCAATCAAACGTCATTAAATCTACATCATTTGCTCTGGCGTAACGTATTTGTGAAGTCATTTTACATGGATTCGCAAAAATGATACGGGTAGGGTCTTTCGTAATTTCTATAATAGTTTTCATCTCTGTTTCAGATGCACAATCAAAGTTTGCACCAAGTGATGCTAATGCATCTAAAATAACCGGGTTTGGATTACATTTTACTGCATAATACGGTTTCACATCTGGTAATAATCTATTCCATGTGGAATAGGAATTCACAATCTCTCCTAAGTCGATAATATAAAAAGCGCGTTCGCTTTGATTATCCTCTAAATAATCATTAATAATATCATAAGTATCACGATCCGAACCGTACAATTTCACCTCGTATTTTTGTAAAAGCGCGTTGTCGAGTGTTTTCATTTCATTATATTTGGGCTCCACCGTCTTAACCAATTCAGTTATTCTGTTTGCACTACTATCCGAAAAACTAGACATTAATAGAATTGTATTTTTATGTTTATATGCATAAATAATAAATAATTATGTAACATAATAATATATGAATTATAGTATTGAAGCTATTTTTGTTGGAATTTATACAACTATTCTTTATTTATTGTTTTCTTATTTACCAATTAAAAATACATATGTGTTTTTTTTCATACTTGGGTTTTTTAAACATTTTTTTGGAAATTTTTTAGAAATACATACCTATTATTGTAATCACGGAGATGCTTGTAAAAATAAAGAGAACAAAATATCTAATCCTACATCGACATTATTATTTATTGAATGCTGTTTGGAAGGTTGCTTATTTTTATGTTTAG